TGGGCTTTGTAACGGGAACATATACAAGTCCAGCCGTGATGCCAAGAGTGGTAAATCTTACAAGCACTTTGGGCATAGTTATTCAGATTGAGAATGTTCAAACACCAAACCGAGATAATAGTGGAAGCAATGGAGCAACATTAGCAAGAATTCCTATAACATGCGCACCACAGAAGATACTTCAATACTTTAATGCCACACCTTTTTTCTCTCAAATAGCTAATAGAGAACTAACTTATTTAAGAGTCAGATTGTTAAATGATGATTATAGCCCGCTAGATCTTGTGGGAAATCCCGACTGGTTTATAGTCGTGCGAGTTGATTTCAGTGAAAGAAATTTTGCTGAACAAACGCCGTCGCTTATAACACAACAACGAAAAGATTTAGAAAAGTTACAATTAGAAAGTCAAGTGTTATAAAATAAATAATATAAGCAATATGTATAATATGACGATTAAATCCTTTTTTCAAAAGCTAGGTAGAGGCATTAAACGAGGCTTTGATAAGTTTGTATCGGGTGCTGGAAATGTGATAGGGAAAGCTGGAACATTTTTACAACAAAAGGCAATTCCAGCCATCGCTAGTGGAGCGAATAGTGCTGCTGGATTAATTGGTAAAGCTACACCATTGTTAGAGGCTGCTGGACCAGAGGCGGCGGCGGCGGGAGCTGAGGCTGCTGATGTAGCCAAGCAAGTTGGAGCGGGTGTAGGAAAGTTCGCTGACTTTATTGGAAGCAACGCACCAAAAGGTAGAGTGGCGACGCCCGATGAAATAAATAAGTTTAGGTCACAAATACCGCAAGGAAAATCATTCTTTGGTATTAAGCCATTGCCACCACCACCGATGCCCACAGCACCAACTGCCCCACTAGTTCCCGCTGTCATGCCAGCAAAACCAAACCCACTTAAAATAGCGGGAGCATTAAAACCATTAATTGGAAGTAACCCAAATACTTATACGCCCAAAATGTCATCGGGTATTGAGGCATCTTCAAGCGATCAACCAAGCGTTAAGGTGATGGGAGGAGGAGCTGGTGTTCCTATGCTTTCCATGTAATTAATGTTAAGCAACAATTTTATTTTATATCATATAATATATACGATATGAAAGAGATTAAGCATTATCAAGTTTCATTCGCTGGAACAACACCCGCCTCATCATTTCACTTTCAATTTCCACGCTATTATAAGCAAGCACCTCACCACAAGTTCATAATGAGATGTGTGAATCTTACAGATTATAGGGCGGGTAGTTTAGCCGTAAATCCGCATTCATATTATGCTACTGGATTTTTAGGTGATGGACTTTGTTATTATTCGGGAACTACTAGTGAGGCGATTCAAAGCAACGATTACTTTTTAGGCACAACATCTACAAATGGAGCTGAGGCAACTACGCCAACAAATGTAGGCACATCGACTTCTATTCTTCCGTGTGACCTTATGTTAGATGATATTCCGACCAATCCTTTTAAAATAGCATATAGACATACAGCGAGCTCCAATTTTGCGAGTGGAGATGTAGAACTTTTAGTCGTTTTTGAAATCATTGAATATGATCCTAGTAGGCATTAGTTTAGCATAATTTTAGCATAATTTTATATTAATTAAATATATAATTATGGATCAACGAGAGAGCGGACCAATTGCCATTATAGAACCTCAAACAGACAGAATAGCTGTTTTAGAAAAGCGTGTATCTGATTTAGAAGAATTGGTGGAATTATTAATGTCACTAAAACAAAAAAAGGTTGATTTAAGTAACTTTACATGCGAACCAATTGTTTTAAAAGAAAAACCGCCAAAAGTATTTTCTAACTATATGATATAACAATGGCTTCTTACATTCCCGTCATTTCACGAGAACTCGACCTCACCGAATACAAAGGTATTCAAGCTGGTAAATCCCGTCGTATTAGCGTTTTCCCCGATAATGCTACAACTTATAACTCTTCCAGTTCCACCGCTGATGTGTTTTTTAGCATCCCCAGTTCCCGTAACTCTTTTGTCGTAACAAATGCTTCCCAAATTGTTTTTGAGATTACCGCAAACTCCGTCTTTGCTACTGATCCCGTCCTTTCACTTTCCAATGGTAATGGTTCTTCCGTTATTCAATCTTTGGAAACCATAGTTCAGAACCAGTCCGTAGAAAACTTATTGAACTATAATGTTTATGCGAACCTTTTAGCCGATTGCCAGCCCTTGGGTCGTTCCACTACTGCTGGAACTATTCTTGCTGGCGCAACTTCCACCTTGAAGGCGGGCATTAAGCTCAATGGTTTAACTGGTGTTGATGGACCAGTTGTTCGTTGCGCCATCCCACTTTACTCTGGTGTCCTAGGAGCGGGAGCTGAGCAATATGCTCCCATGGTTGATGGCATCCGTCTTCGTATGACGATGGCTGCGACGGAAGTTGCTCTTAAATATGCCAACATTACTGCGCTCACTTCTGCCCAGTATAAGCTTTCCAACTTCTGTATCCAACTTGAAGTAATGGATCTTGACTCTGCCACCATGGGTGCTCTCATTCAGCAATCGGGAGGTGTATTGAAACAGCACATAACTTGCGTCAATAACTACCAAGCTACGCTCTCTGCTTCTAGTGCTAATAACATTCTCATTCCCGCTCGTTTCTCATCTGTTAAGGCATTAATGACAACTTTCCGTCTATCTGCGAACTTGGCTGCCCCAGCGATTTATAATGTTACTGGTGATAGACTTTTACCTCAGATTAAGGAATACTTTTGGAATGTTGATGGAGCGAATATTCCCAGCGTTCCCGTCAGAGTCGCAACTTCTGCTTCGCTAGTTTATGCTGGTGAGGTGCTCTCGGAAATTATGAAGGTGTTCGGAGCTTCTAACCAAACTGCCTTTGATGTTGTTTTCAATGCTACTCAGTTCGGCGAGCTTACTGGAACTTCTGGCACTGGTGCTTTCTTCATTGGTAATAACTTTGAGAGCCAAGATTCCGCTGGTTCTGCTCTTATCAGTGGTCGTGACTTGAATGCCAGCAATGTTTATCTCAACTTGACCCACTATGCTACGGCTCTTGCTTCCGTTGTTGATACATTCGCACTATATGATGTTGTTCTTTCTTACAACATGGCTGATGGTTCAGTTTCCATGAGCAAATAAATAAAAAATTAAATATGGCTATACTATAAACATATATGCCAGCATTTTCATCTGACCAAGAGAGCGTGCTAGAAAATATTCGAATCAATTGTGCTATGCTTACTGAGTATCATCGCAAGAATTTCTTAAAGCTAAGTCAATCAATTACTTATTATAGAATACCCGTTTTATTATTAAGTAGTGTAGCGTCTGTATGGAGCATTTCGGGAACATCATTTTTAGACCAACATAGCGTCAGCTTAATAAATTGTTTATTAGGATTGACAGCTGGTTTCATTACAAGCATTGAGTTATTCATGAAGTTAGATCAACAGATAAAATTAAGTGAGGATTTATCACACAAGTTCTATGCCATTGGCGCCGATATATTTAAAACATTATCATTAAAAGACGAGAACCGAGAAGTGAAAGGAAACCAATACTTAACAGAAATATTTAGCGATTATATAAAACTAGTGGAGAAATCAAATATATTGGATACAAAACTGAAAGACCAATTGTTGCCTTTGCCGATTAAGTTAGAGCGATCATTAGATAGTTCATTGCGATTAGTGTCATCTGAGAGCCCGCATTCAAGCGATTCAGAGGGAAGTAACTTTATTGTTTAAATGATTATTAATATTAGTAATTATTTAAACTCAATGTATTTTATCTGTTGTTATATATAAATGAAGATTGAAGAAATACAACAGAGCGAGTTGGTTATAAAACCAACCAAGCAAAGCATAGACAACATTTTAGATGTTCCTCCACCATTTCCCAATAAGTGTAGCGTCATATTTATCTCGGGTGGTATGGGAACTGGTAAATCAACATTCATATCCAACCTTTTTAAAGCAACTGGTAAGAACCGCATATATAGAAAAGTATTTGATAATGTAATGTATGCGACACCACAAGAAGTGTTTGATAGTGAAAAGGACCATGTATTTAAGGATCATCCAAAAGTGTTCCATGATTTAAGTCCCGATACATTTAAGACAATTATAGAAAAGTCCATAGCAACAAAAGATGATGATGGGGATTCTTGTTTAGTGATAGATGATTTTTCAGAACAATTGAAGAATAAGACAACGGAATACAATTTAAGGAAACTCATCAACAAACATAGACATTATCGATTAAACATTGTTATATCAGCTTTGAACCAAAAGGCACTAGCCAAGAGTTTAAGAGCGTTGATTGATGTTGTCATTCTATTTAAACCAAAGTCCATGGTTGAAACAGATAATTTTAGTCAAGAGGTGTTTGGATTAACAAAGGAGGAAACCAAGGCTCTTTTTGAATATGTATATGATACACCATATAACTTCCTTATGTATAACGCAAGAAACCATACTTTTTATAAAAACTTTAATCAATTAAAATTTAGTGACGAATAAATAAATAATTATCACTTACTTATATATAGATGGCAATAAAAGGAATGAAAGCTAAGAAGCCGAAAGGTTTGAAAAGACGACCAAGAAAGTTGAAGAAGGAAAGTCTATTGGGAAAAGTTGTTGTATTGGATGGGAAGAGAGAAATAGATAAAAGAACTGGTATGAATCGTGATATTCCTATGGGTGGTGCTGGTGGAAGTTCAAACTTAATGGCAAATCTTGTTAGACAAGGTTTAGCGGTAGGACCGCCCCAGCCAAGTATTCAGACACCCGATCAATTTAAACTAGCCCAAGATATTAGTAGTATCAGAACACAGCAAGCGGATATTAAGCAAGAACAAGCTGGCATTGCCGAGGAGATTGCTATTCAAAAGAAGGAAAGAAAAGAACGAAGTGATAAAGGTAAGGTTCGAGGACCAAGAATTAATATACAAACAGAGGCAATGGAAGAAGAGGCTATACCTACTGGTGCTGATACATTTGTTTTAGCGCCCAAATCAGCTGGTGGCAAAGCAAAAGCCAAGGTTGCTCGTCAGAGTGTTCCACTTCAAGGACAAGTAGCAATGACTCAGCCAGCAATGCCACTTCCCACACCTATTCCTTATAACAGCACCCAAGCACCATTAGCACGACAGCCATCAGCATTTAGCGCAAGTTTGGTGGGAGAAGACGGGGGAGGTATGGACGAAATAATGGGCGACGGATTAGGACAACCGACCATGTAAAACTAATATAATCATTTAGGGAGAAATCAATTAAATAATTATATACATATATATAAAATGGATAGTAAGTTTATGACTAAGATTAAGGATTCATTAGCGAGTGAAAAGTTGTCACCCAAAACGATTGAGATGTATATTATCAAACTAAGGATTTTGAATGACAACAAGAACTTTGATAGTCTAGCATTTTTGAAACATCGAGCAACTATTAAGGAGAAGTTGGAGGCGATCACAAATGACAATACACGAAAGAGTTATGTCGCTAGTATTGTAGCTATTCTGAACCGACAGATAGGTAAGTCTTGGGAAGACTTGAATAAATATTATAAAGTTTTGTTCTTGAAAGAGAGAAGTATCTTTGCTGAGAAGCCAGTTCATGAGAAGACCGAAACACAAGCTGAGAACTGGATGTCGTGGGATGATGTCAAAGAAATATTCAATAAGCTCAAAGACAAAGCTGAGGAGATTGAGAAGAAGCCCCGCCTCACGAGTGCTGACAAGAAGGTAATGGAGAATTATATGATATTAGGTTTGTATGTTCTACAACCGCCACGGCGCAATGCTGATTACTATTTTATGGAGATAGGTAAAGGTGACAACGCTAATAAGAACTACCTTGATATGAAAGGTGGCAAGTATTATTTCAATAACTTCAAGACAGCCAAGTCGGGTAAGGAAGTCATAGACATCCCAAATGAAATGATGCCGTGTCTGAAAATGTATATTAAAACTATGGGGCTAAGTGATGGTGACTATCTATTATTTCCCGACGATGACACCCGCACAAATTCTAACCGAATGACTAAATCGCTCAATAGCATTCTTGGTAAGAAGGTTGGCGCAAGTATGTTACGCCATATATATTTAACTAACAAATATGGTAAGGTATTAAACGAGCAAGAAAAGGATTCAGAGTTTATGGCGCACTCAGTCAGTATGGCAAAGTCGTATATCAAGGATGATTAATAGTCGATCCAAAGCACAACCAATTTATTATTAGCATCACGCTTATAATGAATGTATATCTTTTCACCACAAGATAATTCTAGTATCTCAATGTAAATACAAGTTTTATCTAAACACATTATACTATAACAAGAGAAATTAATACTGGATAAATGAATTTCATATATCCACAATAGGATAAATGAAGTATATAATGAGGATAAAAGACATTAAAAACTGGAAATATAGAGTTTATATGTCCTTTTTGATATAAAATTTAAATTTTCTACTAGAAATCATATATTAAATTGATAATTCCTTATATTTAGTTGATTTATCCACATTATAGAGTTGATTTATCCTATAATGGAGATATGAATTCGTTTTATCCTCGGGTAAAGTTGCTGATAGAGTGGGCTCTCAATGTATCCAACGCCTTCTTCGCTCCATAACCAAATGCTTTTCCAATAAATGTTCGCTTCAATAATGGTGTGGCAAGTTTGAGGATATGATCGGCGATACTGGGTTTCTTCTTGCTTTCATATTCTTTATACTTGCCTATTAAATTATCCTTTACATGGTCTGATATTAAATCACCTCTTACTCTGTGATGCGTTGATTTCTTCATCAATTCTGCTTTAACCTCTGCCGTAACATCGGGTGGCTTTTGTAATGCTGAACTGCCCGAGTTAAAAGTATGATGCTCCTTAACATTATCTCTTACCAATTTGCTCGATGACATTGCGTGGGAACTGGTCGAGCCAGCGAGTGAATGCCCCGTTAAATATATGTCACCTTTTGGCGACTCCTTTCTAATTCCTTTAATTATTGCTTCCGTCTGCTTGGTTCTACGCTTATGTAAAGCATCAGCTTCCCTATTACCAAGAGCTATATTCAGATCTGCCCGCACATCTTTACTTGCCGAGTTTTTATTTGCTAAATCAGTTCCACGATGTGCTATTATATACTGCGGTTTTTCATTATGCTTAAATGTTGAAATGTCGGGATTGCTATATTGTGTAAGTTTAGTAAAATTCATCGGGGGAACATCTCCACTATTATAAGCGGATTCCGAAGCACTTGCTAAATCTTGAATACTTGGTGGAGTATTATCTGATTGGTTGTCTGCCATATTTATATTATATATATATATTAAAATGGAGTTTCAACAGACTAATATACTTTCCATGACTGGAAATGATGACTTCGCTACAATATCAGATTTGAGTAACTATGTGGATTTAACTACTAACCAAACCATAGCAAGCGGTGCGATTAAAACATTTACTACATTACCACAATCCTCGGCTGTTCCATCGACGGGCAACCAACTTGTTAATAAGACTTATGTGGATGGGGCATTTGTCACACTTGGGACGACACAGACCATAACTGGTGCGAAGACATTCAATGTGAATGTGAAATTAAACAATACAAGACAATTGATTTTCGGAACTTCTTCCCCCGCTAATATTAATTATACTTTGCCAAACCTTTATTACGATATTACGGGCGGAGGACATTACTTTTTTATTGGTGGGTCGCCTAATACATACATTGATACTGATGGAGTGAATATTGAAAGTGGTAAGCGTATTTATTTCAATGGTAAGCGGTGCTCTGTTCGTGATAATGGAACACAACTGGAATATAATGTGCCGACGAATAACAGCCATTCTTTAAGGATTAATGGCGTAGAACATTTAAAGGTTCAAGAAGATATTTATGGGACATTTTGGAAAATGCCTAATTCCATGATACGAGAACAAACCATATATCCCGCATTAGTTTTTGATGTTCCCAACACTTATGCGGTTAGAACGACTATTAATAACCAAGACGCTTTAAAGGTAGAATATGATAATACAAATGGGTCTATATGGACTTTTTCCGCTGGTTCTGTTTTGCGTGAATATTTGAGTTTTAACTGGCTATTGTTTCAAGTGCCTTTTGGATATACTTATAAATGGGACATTGACGGGACTACGGCGTTAGAATTGGAGGCTAATGAAATACGCATCTCAGAGAAAATTAATATGAAAAATGATAAGCGTATTACATGGTATGAAGGTTTTGTGAATGAGGCATATATAACGAAAAATACAACTACATCAACATTTGATTACGAAGTAGCAACTGGTTATAAACACAAATGGAGCGTGAATGGATCTGAGGTTTTGACTTTGGGCGATAGTGCTTACGGCTTACGAAGCAATAATAATGTGTTTATATTAAATAACAACTGGATATATTGGGACGCATTTAATGACGGCATACAATGCGACGCATCGGGTAATATGAATTATCGGGCATTGGCGGCGGGAGGACAGCATAGGTTTTTCATTGGAGCAGCCCGAATATGTAATGTAGAAGCTGGTGGGCTACAAATGGGCGTATCTACATTACCCACAGCGTTTCCAAGAATATATACCGATTATACACAAGTCAATAACATATTTGGAGACGGAGCAAGTCAAATTTATACATGTGGTGGGACGGGAGTTCATATGTTTAGAAGAGGAACAACAGATATAGCATTCTTAAATCAAAACGGGTTAAATTTGATTACTAATTCGGCGGGATTATATTTAGGAGCATCTAACCTATTTACAATTCAACACGACCCGGGAGGAACAGCGGGGCAATATTTAGTTCCTACTAATTGGGTTCATAATTTCCAAGTGGGAGGTGTGGGAGTAGCACAAATTAGAAGTTCGGGTTTTTCATCATTCCAAAACAACACAGCATTACGACTGGGAGCAACAAGCCAAATAGAAATTAAACACGACACAGCAACATCACAAATTCAATATAAATCTGTTGGCGCTTACTCACATATGTTCTATCTCAATAACACTGATTTATTTTATGAAATGAGGAGTGATACATTCCGCATGTTGCGTGGGTGGCAGAACAAACTGGGAGCTACTGGCGCATATGTGTCCAATAATTTAAATACTTCGTGGAATAATCCCGTTGGTGGGTTGAGCTGTTGGATTGATACTACAAGAATCGGGACATTTACCATCTCTGATTATAGAATAAAGGAAAACATAGTCAAAGCAAGACCCGTGTTGGAAAGGTTATGCCAAGTGGAGATGATTGAGTATGAACTGAAAAATATATCTATTTTCACAAAACGAGGAACGCATCACGGCTTTATTGCGCATCAGTTAGAGGCGTTGTTTCCCGAATTACCTAATATCGTTCAAGGCGAAAAAGATGGAATGACAGAAGACGGCAAAGATATTCAGCCACAGACGATTTCAGCGGAGGCAACCAATCTCTATTTGTCGGCGATACAAGAGCTTAACGCCAAGATAGAAGCACAACAGAAACAGATAGACAGCCTCCTAGTCGCAATGGCAAAATTACAATCTCAATAGATATATATGTTAGGCTTTTTGACTGGATTTATTTATTCATGGATTAGTCAAATGATTAAAGATGCGAAATTACAATCTCAATAGATATATATATGCCACCAAAGAAAAGACTTCACATTCTTCAAGATAAGACAAAGAAGATCGGAAAGGATCTAGAAAAGTTGAATCAACGGGCAAATGAATTTAGGGAATTCTTAAAACTCAAACCCGTCCCTATTATCGATATTAATGGCAACATTATTGAGGTGGATAAAATGGAATAAAAATGATATTATTAAAATTGATATAAATATAATAGTATGTATATATATAAAATAAGATGCCATCCCCAACCTACGAATATAATAAGAAGTCCATATATAACTGGCGCTCCAAGAATGTAGAGAGAAATCGTGAGATTGTAAAATTGTCAAAAAGAAAACAAGATACATGGAAAAAGATTCAGAAGGTTTATTTAGGAATATTGTTAATTTAGAATAATTCCATTTCGGAAAATTGAATTATTTAATTGAATATAAAATTGATTTACAAAACTACTTAGAAATATAATCTATATATACTATATAAGGATGACTAGAAGTTTAGCACAATTTCTCAACGCTCACTATTGCCAAAAAGGCGAGGCTTACACTCACACTAGAATTGGTGATAGTGAATTTAATATCAAAGGCGGTTCATACAATATCCCACAAGAATCAGAAGAAGAATTTTATGACTTAATGTATAAGGAAGTTATTCAAGGAGGAAAGGAAGAGTATCTCACAGAAAAGCAAAATGAGGATGGTGTGATTTATGTTGATTTGGATTTCAGATATAGTCACGATGTGAATAACAGACAACATAATATAAATTGGATTGAAGACTTCCTTGGCGATTACCTTAATGTTATGAAGGATGTGATGAAAATAAATGAACCTTTTAAAGTATTTGTTATGGAGAAAGATAATGTGAATCAACTTGCCGATTCCAGTCTTACAAAAGATGGCATCCATATTCTGATTGGCGTGAATTGCCCGCATATCCTACAATTACAAATGCGGGAGTTAATGATTGCTAGTTCAGAAAAATCTAAGCTATTTGAAAATTTACCATTGATTAATTCACTTGATAGTGTGTTTGATATTGGGTTAAGCAAAGGAACAACCAATGCTCAATTGTTCGGATGTAGAAAACCAGCTCACGATGATTACAAACTTACTTATGCTTACAATGTTGAAATTGATCCAGTTGATAATGAGTTTTGTATGAATCCCTATTCAACTGAATTAACCAAAGAAACATTTATGGAATTGTGTGTTAGAAACAAAAACAATCGTGTTACTGGTGAATTTACAAAGTTGGCAAATGAGTTGCTTAACAAATCAAAACCAAAACCAAAAACAAAACAAATAGAAAATAGACCTAGCGAATTTAAGAATGAGGTTGTAGCAGTAGAAACGGATGATAAGTATTTGGAACTCTTGAACCATGTAATTAAAAATAGTATTACGGAATGGACCGACTATTTCCATATTGCGGGAATGTTAAAAACAAATAACTATAAAGAATCTGTATTTCTTGATTGGGCTAAGACCTTGGGTAAAAGAGAACCCGAAGGTTTATGGAAAGGCATATCAGCAAATAAGAGCTTTGGCATTTACGGCTTACAAACAATCGCCAAGAAGGTTAATGGAGATGGCTACAAAAATTGGCTTGTCAAGCACGGCACTTATATTTCATTAGCCATTTTGGATAAAGGTGAAAACGATGTCGCAAAATACATAAAGGATCAACTAATTAGCACGCTTGTATTCTGTAATAATAGGTGGTTTGTATTTGATAAATATACGGGTCTTTGGCGTATTGTCAGCAACCCACACGCTACTATTATATCACACATTCAAAACAAGATTGATGAAAGTCGTGAGCTTATGTTGATTCTGAAACAAAAGGAAGAAAACTTGGAAGAAAAGAATAAATATGGTGTAGTGGATAAGCAATATATGGAACATTACAAACAAGTTGGCAAGGGCGCTTTCTCATCACAAATTACAAAGTTACTACAAGATTATCTATTTGATAGTCAGTTTGAAAATAAACTCGATAGTATTCCCTATAAAATTGCCTACAAGAATGGAATCATGGATTTAAAAACATTGGAATTCAGAACTGGCATCCGTTCAAGTGATTTTATTACAAAAACTATTCCCTACAACTATGAAGAAGGGAAAAAGGAAGATATAATTAAAATCAAAAAGGAATTGCTGAAAATCTGTAATATGAATGAAGCACATCTAGAATATTACTTATCAACTCTTGGTTATTCTTTGACGGGTGATGCTTCCAAGATTCAAGAGTTTTATTGTTTAAGAGGACAGAAAGCTTCAAATGGCAAGAGTGTCATATTTGAGGCTTTGACAGAAATTATGAGTTCGTATGTTCTGAAATTAGAAAGCACCATATTTGAAACAACTTACAGCAATCGTCATAAAGAAATAGCTAGATGGCGAGGCGTTAGAATTGCGTGGGTTAATGAACTTTCTACAAAGAAGCAAGACGAAAATGAGATTAAAAACTTGGCAGATGGAACAGCAATTAGTTATAAAGTTATGTATGGAACAATGGATATTATGCCTATAACTTTCAAAGCATTTATCATCTCAAATCATACGCTAAATATAAATGCGGATAATGGCATCAAACGGCGTTTAAAAATGTTCCAATTAGATAGTGAATTTATTGCGGATATTGAAGATGATTATAAAACATGTAGATTCAAAAAGGACACTTCATTTGGTATGCTTTTACAAACTGACTATAAATTTGCCTTGATGGATTTACTTTATTCCTATTCTAAAAAGTTTGTAGAAGATGGTTACAAGTTAAAACCATATCCTAGTGATTGGAATGAAGAATCTAATGCTGTTGTAGAAGACAATAATGATCTTAATGAGTTTATTATGGATAGATTTGATTTTGATGATATATCGGCAACCACATCAAAGGCTGACATAGAAAGTCAATTAAAATTATATAAAACTGATTTACCTATGAAACATTTCAAAGATGCTTTGGCAAGTATGAGTTTGAAAGCAAAGTATGATAGTCAGAAATGGATTGGAACTAAAAAAGGATGGTGGGTTGGTATAAAGATTCGGGAGGTTGTGGAGGAAATAGAAGAAGAATAACCCACAATTGTCTATCTACCTCTAACCTCTAAATTCTCTACGATTTCATAAACCTCCTATAAGAAAATTAAAAATCTATACAGAGTTTATAAAAGTTAGAAAAAGTAGAGGTAGTAGAGGTATTTAGAGGGAGTATATATAGAGTATAACAGAGTCTGATTTACCTTTCTTCTCTAAATCCAATAATAGTGTATTTTTTCTATTTTTTTCTCTTGGAGAAAATAGAAAAATATGATAAATCTTAATTATTTAATTTCAACTATTTTACAATTCTATTAGAAAAATCAGAACTCTAATTTTATTCTTTTAGAACATTAAGGAATAATGGATTTTTTTTACATTTATTATAAAAAAAAATTGATAAAATAAAACTACTTAAAAATATAATCTATATATACTATATAGAATGGAAGCAAGTCAGCAACAGATTTTAGTAACCAAGAAGCGAGTTATTCGCAAACGCAGTGAGCACTTACCCGAGGAGGACAATGTGAATTATGTAGCGCCAGTTGTAGAGGAGATTAACCATTGTTTTAAATGTAATTTGGGACACAAAATATATGCGATGGTATGTAGTCATGATATAAATATACGAGGCAATTATTGTTTTGATTGTTATATAAAATATGATCCCGAACACACACCAAAATTTGTTCCTCACGAATGTTTGAAGTGTAACAAGGTTGGTGATTGGACTGAGGTGTATTATGAAGAATACCTTTGTGGAGTTTGTATTCATGGTAAGTGCCTTTATTGTCAGCGTGGGATATATGGTAAGACGCATGGAGAAGAATTATGCGAACCATGCTTTGATAAATATAAAGTATGGAATATGGAGCAACATCGACAAAAATAATATCTTATAATATAAATGGATTATAAAATATTACCACATACTTTTAAGCAAGCCAAGTTACTTGGAGTTGAAGTTAAGCCATCGACCAAAAAGGACAAGAAAATTGATGTGTATAAGGATAATAAACTTGTAGCATCCGTAGGCTCAAAATCCTATAAAGATTATGCTTACTATTTGAAGGAGGACGGAAAGAAGGTTGCCGATGAAAGGCGGAGATTGTATAAGCTCAGACACGAAAAGGATAGACTAGTAGTTGGATCAAACGGATATTATGCGGATCAACTTTTATGGTGATTTATAAATTTTTAGTATTTCAATTTTTCTTAGTTATTAAAAAAAATTGATTTCAATTTTTATATTTATATATAGGGCATCAACTAATCAAAGTAATATTTCAAAATGAGTTCAATTAAGTTAAGCAATGTGGAGAAGAAGCCTATCCAATCAGAGAAGAAGAAGCCAATTCCCTTCATCATTGAGAGTGATAGTGAGGAGGAAAGTGATGAGGAAAGCGAAGATAAGCAAGATGAGTGCTGTGGATGCGAGGGGAAATTTTATTGGAGGCATTTAAACTATTCAAGTGACGATAAAGGAACGCTTTATTGTGATGATTGTATGCCCGAGAGCGATGATGAAGGAGAATTTCAATGCTCCGTGTGTGGTTGTGATGGTATGAATGACCCAGATGACACTTGTAGCAAGTGCCTTATTGAGATGTGCCGTAAGAGATAGTTTTATTATTAGTAAAGTAAATTAAGCAAATATGCTTTTTTTCTCTCTTCATGAGCATCTAGTGAAAATATAGATTTTTAGTGAGTTTATTTTTGTTACACTTTTGTAAAAAATTGAATTATTTTATTGACAACAAATAATAGCATCTAAATAAGCAAAGGCGAGTAATAATTAACAATGTCAATCACGGAAGAGTGTATGTATTGCTATGAAGTAGGACAATGGGGAGACTTCTTCTATTGTAATACATTTGATGATCATGTTTGCGAGAATTGTGTTCGTGAGTATTACATGGATTGTGATCATTGTGGAGATACAACTCACAATGATCATGGTAGATTTATCGATAGAGATATGAATGTCTTTTATTGTGATGTGTGTGCGGATGATTATGAGCACGATGAATCTCCCGCAGAATGTGTTGAATGTAGCAAAGTTCATGCGGGGGAAGAGTGTAAAGTAGAGGAGCGAGCATTTCCAATGACAATAGAAAACTTAAACCAAGAAGGATTAAAGCATTTAAGCGAAGGTATGGATATATTATACGAAAAAAGAAACAACAAGGAGTATTTGGAATTCATTAAAGGAATAATGGAACTTATGAAAATGTTTGAAGACGATAAGAAGTTTCATTCTGTATTAGTTGTTTTACGAGATGAAACAATAGAGATGTGGAGGGACGAAATGAACAAGAAAAAATAAACATTCTAAAAAATGACTTAAAGAAAAATAACGATAAAACCAAATAAAAATATAAACTTATAATATAAATGAGCGGAGAAAAATATGTTAAACTGAGTCGCACCTTTTTTGCCGAAACAATGCCCGATGATATGAAGCGTATCTTTATGCTAGTCATCAATAATACTGATTATATTCCCTATGACCAAAAGGTATTCTTATGTGACAATATTTTTCACTATGAATCAATTGGCGATTATTCCCGAGGACAAGTCTTGGATGTGTTGGATGAATTAAAACTATTTACGACCAAGGAATAAATTAATTTCTCTGGATAAAATAGAATGACATTGATATATAAATTATTTAGCAATAGTTGTGATTCCTTTTATATTGGATCAACAAACAAAAGTTTAAAGTATCGATTATCTAAACACAGAAACAAATCATATGAAGCACCAAACAGAAAAGTTTATAAACATATATTGGAAACTGGCGGATTCCAAGAGTGGCACATGGAACTCATAGAAACAATTGACACGAAAGATGATGTTGAAAGAAGACAACGGGAACAATATTGGATTGATGAAATGAAACCCGATTTAAATGATAGAGTAGCATTTAGGATAAAACTTTAAAATATTTTCTGTATCTATTGTATAATGGATACAGACAACGAAGACACCTTGGTTGAGATAAGCGACAAAGTAGATTCACTTGAAAAACCCAAGCGAAAGGCAACACCACGCCAACTAGAATCTTTGGCAAAGGCTAGGCAAGTTCGGGCTGAGAGCAAACAGAAAGAACTACAAGAAGAGGAGAAGTATCGCAAGTCACTTCCTACTTATGCGAAGGATTCAGATATAGAACCAATGTTGCCAAAAGACAAGAAGGCGCATAGAAAGGCAAAGCCCACAATTATTCAGTTTCAAGAAACCGATGATGAAAGCGATGATGACGCACCTACAATAATTATAAAGAATAAGAAGCGAGCGCCAGCACCCGCACCATTGCCCCCGCCACCAGTTGCTACACCAGCACCTATACCAGAACCCATACAACAAAAACCAAAACAATATATTAGAAGGGCGTATTAAATTTTCTATATCTATATGTATATGAGTAATCCACTAACACATTCAAGCGCAAAAATATTCTTATCGAGTAACGGAGGCAACAAGGTTTTAAATTCAGACACACTCAATACAGACATTAGCTTTTATTTCCAACCTTTGTTATTAAGCAATACAGATTCATCGCACTTTGTAATTGGGTTAGAGCAAGCAAGCATACCAGTTTCAATTAACATGGTAAATAGCACTAATAATCAAATCTCAATTAATGGAAACGCATATACATTACCAGCGGGGAATTATATCATTTCAGAAGTCATTACGCTTTTGAATGCCTTTTATACTACATATGGTGTTACTTTTACATATAGCACCAATACAAACAAGATTACTATAACGGCAACTTCTATTACTATTAACTCAACAACAATGACTAAACTTTTGGGCTTTGTAACGGGAACATATACAAGTCCAGCCGTGATGCCAAGAGTGGTAAATCTTACAAGCACTTTGGGCATAGTTATTCAGATTGAGAATGTTCAAACACCAAACCGAGATAATAG